GCATGGCCACAGCTGTTTTGGACTTCGATATCTTTTCATGACCGACCTGATTGACACCGTCAACGAAAAGCTGGCCTGCACGGGCATCTACTTTGAGCCGATTACCGATTGGCACATTGAGCGGCTGTCTGAATACGTCAGAACACCTTGGCCCATCGATCCGCTAGACACCATTCACTTCAACATGGAGCGCGGCCCAAGTGGTGCCCTATACTTCAACGGCAAAATGCTTGGCATCATCGGTGTGGCTGTGCTTTGGAAGGGTGTCGGTGAAGTGTGGACGATCATCGACGACAGCATCAAGCACAAGTACAAGCGCCAGTTGGTTGTCGGTGTGAGAACTGCCCTTGATATCGCTCAGATATCACTTGCTTTGACCCGTGTACAAGTAGCAATAGAATCTAATGAAAATTATTCGCAGAGCTGGCCGCTGGCGCTGGGTTTCACCCTTGAAGGCGTGATGCGCAACTTCGGTATGGACGGCTCAGATTACACACTTTATGGGAGGATCAGATCATGCCAGCACCAATCGTCGCAGCGTTGATCGGAGCGGGTGCCACAGCCTACGCTGTGAACCGCTCAACAAGCGCACAAAACAAAGCCAGAGCGCAAGCTTCAGAAGCGTCTGCCGCAGCCATTGCGGCTGCAACCAAAGCGCGTGAAGAGGCTGCCTCACAAGCAGCTGCTGCACGCGCAGCAGCTGCTGCGGAAGCAGAAAAGACCAGAATTGCCGCTATGACCGAGGCTGAAAAGAACCGCGCAGCTGCTGCGGCACAGGCTGAAGCATCCAGGCTAACTGCAGCAGAACAAGCCAAGCTAACACGCGATCAGCAGACAGCATTAGCAGCCCAGCAAGGTCAATTGACAATGGAGCAGATTGCAGCTCAAAGAGAGGCTTCAGCATCTGCCATGGCCCAAGCTCAACTTAGCGCTTCGCAGCAAGCGGAGATGATGAGGAGCTTGACGGCTCAACAAACTGCCTCTGCAGAAGCCGCCAAGGCTCAGCTTTTCCAGCAGCAAAAGCAGTATCAAGAGCAAAAAACCTCAATGGAGAAGCAGGCCAAAGACCAGGCTGCTTCGCTCGATGCTGAACGTCGCAAGATCGCTGAGCGCGAATCTGCGCAGATGACCGCACGACGCCGAGCTGGTCGCCGCTCCTTGCTATCAACCGCTAGGATTAACCCAGAGCTTGGCCTGGCACCAGCAGCCAATGACGAAAACCAGCTGAAGACGCTGCTGGGAGCTTGACATGGCAGTCATCAAGCCTGTCAACAGTGTTTTTGAAGAGATCGATGGCCAGCTGATCTCGCCCCTAAGTGACGGCAACTCAAACCCATTTGTTTCGACTGCCAGCGAAGGGGACAACGCTGCCGGATTTCAAGCAGAACTAGATCGACTTGCTGCTGAAAACGAGGCCAAGATTAGGGCGGAGGACGAAGCTGCTGCGGCCAAGCTGAAAGCTGAGAACGATGCAGCACTGGCCAAGCTCCTGGCTGACGAAGAAGCATTCAAGAAGCAACAATCTGATCTTGACGCATCGACTAAAGCGCAACTTGAAGCGCAGGCCAGAGCCGATGCCGACGCATTTGCAAGAGCGCAAGGTGAAATTGCCGCCATGGTTGCAGCTGAACAGCAACGAATGGACGAGACAGCAGCTGCATACCAAGCCCAGCAAGCCGCTGCGCAAGCTGCTGCAGCTCAAGCAACCAGAGAGGCTGAAGCTGCTCAAGCAGAGATTGCTAGGCAGCTTGCCGAAACGCAGCGAATTTCTACGGAGATGGCCGCAAAGTCTAAGTCAGAAACGGAAGCCATACAGCGCACCTCTGCAGCCAAGATCGCGGGAAGCCGCAAAGCTGGCCGCTCAGCAGGTGATCGCTCATTGCTGGCAGGCTACGGCGCAGCTGACACTGGCGCGCCAACGCTTGGCGGTGGTGGCAGCCTTGGTGGCAAACGCGGTAGTTTAGGCATATCAGGAATACTAGGAGTATGACCATGAAAAAAGAAGTGTGGGATAAACCGAGGCCCAAAGAGTTGGGAAAGTCAAAAGAGCTGTCTTCTTTGGAAAAGCGTAATGCCATGCGACGTGCAGCGAAAGCTGGCAGGCCGTACCCCAATTTGGTTGACAACATGGCTGCAGCCCGCGACAAAAAATGAGCAAGTACAAAGACCCCGAAGGCGGTCTGACCGAAGCCGGCAGGCGCAAGTTTGAATCGTCAGGCGAGAGCAAGAATCTCCAGCCAGGCGTGAAAGACAGCGCGCCAAGCGGTGAGCGTGCCAGGCGCAAGGGGTCATTCTTGACCAGGTTCTACACCAACCCAAGTGGGCCGCTGGTCAACGACAAGGGCGAGCCGACCAGGCTTGCGCTGGCAGCCAATGCATGGGGTGAGTCTGTGCCCCGCACTCAGGGAGCTGCCGCACGTCTGGCCGCTAAAGGTCGCAATTTGCTTGAAAAGTACAAGCTAGAAAAGGAATGACATGGAATACGCAAACAACGCCAAGGGCGGCAAGCGTTTAACGCCCGAAGAGATCATCAAGCGCCAATCGCTGGCGCAGACAAAGAAAGATGAGTTTCAGCAGCTCTACCAGGATGCCTATGAGTTTGCTCTGCCCCAGCGCCAGCTGTATGGCGTTTGGGAAGGTGGTGCTGTTGGCGCCAAGAAGATGCAGCGCGTCTTCGACAGTACAGCAATCAATAGCACCCAACGGTTTGCTAACAGACTGCAGTCGGTGGTGTTCCCACCGCAGCGCCGCTGGTGCCGCTTGGAGCCGGGTCTTGATATTCCAATGGATCGCAAGCCACAAGCCCAGGCCATCCTTGAGCTGTACGGCGAGAAGATGTTTGCCATCTTGCGTCAGTCTAACTTTGACATTGCCATGGGTGAGTTCTTGCTCGACCTGGCGGTGGGCACTGCTTGCATGATGGTGCAGCCAGGCGACGACGTGAACCCGATCAACTTCATCCCCGTGCCGCTGTTCCTGGTGAGCTACGAGGAAGGCGCCAATGGCCAGGTGGACAACGTCTACCGCCGCATGCGCTTGAAGGGTGAAAGCATCCAGCGTCAGTGGCCAGATGCTGACATTCCACAAGAGATGCAGCGCCGCATCGCTGACAAACCAACTGATGACATTGAGCTGCTTGAGGCCACGATCTATGACGCAACACGCGGTGACTACTGCTACCACGTCATTGACAAGGTCAGCAAGGCAGAGTTGGTCTACCGTCGCCGAAATGTCAGCCCCTGGGTAATCTCGCGTTACATGAAGGTGGCCGGCGAAATCTACGGTCGCGGCCCGCTCATGACCGCTCTGCCCGACATCAAGACGCTAAACAAGACCATTGAGCTGCTGCTAAAAAACGCATCGCTTGCAGTCTCTGGCGTCTACACCGCTGCCGATGACGGCGTGCTCAACCCCAACACGGTCAAGATCGTGCCAGGCGGCATCATCCCCGTTGCGCGCAATGGGGGCCCACAAGGCCCATCGCTCATGGCCCTGCCCCGTTCTGGCGACTTTAATGTGTCGCAGCTGGTGATCAACGATCTGCGCGGTAACGTCAAGCGCATCTTGCTGGACGAATCCCTGCCCCCAGAGAACATGAGCGCCAGGTCTGCCACCGAGATTGTCGAGCGCATGAAGGAGCTGTCGCAAAACCTGGGCAGCGCGTTTGGCCGACTGATCAACGAAACCATGATCCCCGTGGTCACGAAGATTTTGGAAGTCATGGATGAGCGCGGCATGATCGATCTGCCTTTGCGGGTCAATGGCCTGGAGGTCAAGGTGTCTCCCACCTCACCGCTGGCCAACGCCCAGGCAATGGACGAAGTCAACGCGGCGCTGCAGTTTGCCCAGATCACCCAGCAAATGGGTGCCGAAGGTCAAGTGGCCGTCAAGTTTGGCGACATGATCGACTACCTGGGCGACAAGCTGGGTGTGCCTGCTTCGCTTCGCAATAGCGCTGCAGAGCGTGCGTTTGCCATTGAGCAGCAGCAAGCTCAGCAGGCCCAGGCCATGGCAGCTCAAATGGCCATGCAGCAGCAGGGCATGGCACCGCCTGGTCAGCCTGCCTTGCCGGCACCGCAGGGAGCGCCCGCATGAGCTGGGACGAACTCGAAGCCATCGGCCAGGTCGATATTCGCGAAGCCAACCAGCAACGCGATGACCTGGCGCGCCTAACACTTCGCGTGTTTTCGACCGAGGACGGCAACAAGCTGCTGACCTGGTTGCGCGACATGTATGTGAATGTGCCCATCGCCGTGCCGGGCACAGACCCGTCCCATGCGTTCTTTGCCGAAGGGCAGAGAAACGTGGTTCGGGACATCGAGGCGCGGATCAATCAAGCAAGGAAACTATGACGACCGAAACCGAAACCAATGTCGAGCCCAGTTCTGGCCTACTCGACAGCGTGCAGGTGGCAGACGAAAGCAAGACAGAGAACCCGCAAGCTGTTGAGATCGACCACAAAACGACCACAGCAATTGACTTGGCACCAGGCACCATTCCTGGCACGCCAAAAGAACGCCCGGAGTGGTTACCAGAGAACTTCTGGAACCAGGATAAGGGCGAAGCCAACATGGAGGCCATGGCCAAGTCCTATGCTGACTTGCGCAAAGTGGTCAGCCAGGGCAAGCACAAAGCCCCAGAAGGCGGCAAGTACGACACCAGCGTTTTTAAGACGCAAGATGTTGACAACGACCCATTGGCCAAAACGTATGTCGGCTGGGCTCAGAAGTACGGTATCAGCCAGGTGGCCTTTGATGAGCTTGCACAGAACGTCAACCAGATGGCTGATGAGATGGCTGGACCACC